GATTCGCACCTTTTATGGCAAAAACTCTATTAACCTCACGCTGTTTACAATATTCATAAACCGTTTGTGTATGGTGACCACCAGAATCTACACATGTGCAGGAAATCCGTAGATTACCGCCAGATTATGAGCAATCTGCTGGCTGATAAGATTATCCAAGTCTTTCCACACTTCTGTACCAGCAGGATCGCCATGAAATACATGATATTGTAGCGACCAACTTTCTTCTTCTACACCCCAACCGATAATCTCAGCCTCGATACGGTCATCCTGCACATCAACGCCACAAGTAACAATCAGCACTTCTTTTGGAGCGATTCTGCCCCAGTTTTCTTTGCGATTAAGTAAGCTACTCAAATCAACACCATCTGTTGCCTCTTTCCAAGTTTCGCCAAGAGAAGTATTTATCCATGTCTGCAAAGTTTCAGGTAAACGCTTGGCTTTGAGGAAACTTGCAACCATTTCCGACCACTTTACCCACGGCGAATACAACTCTGAAATATGAAATCCTGCAATGCCGTTAAATTCAGCATCAGCCTGCCATTTACCATGAGCAATCATCCATAATTTATCGCTTTCCGTAAGCACACATCCGCAATGTTCACATACATAATGCGCCGTTGTTGGGTCTGTTTTATCAAATTTCAAATTCGCCCAAACCAGCACCTGATGCTCCTTACATTCAGGGCATGGCACATAATACTTGCGCTGATCACTCTGTTTGTAACGAGCATCAATGCGGCTCTCACCCTCAATAGTGGGTGTAGAAGCTGACACCAGCAATCTATTCCAGAAAGTCGTGGTACGTTTTTGCGCTAACGAGCCAGGGTCACCTTCTGTTCCAGCTGATGCAGGGTAACGATCTTCCTCATCTAGCAGAACAATACGAATAGGACGTGATGCCAGCGATGATGGGCTGTTTGCACCTGCCATAGTGACATGCCCACCTGGGAACTTCTTATGTAACAGCGTGTTGCCACTATCTCGGCTGCGAGGATCACGAATTAGCGTTTTTAATGCCTCCGTATCCCGAATCATCGGTGCAAAACGGTCTTTACTCCAGCTTTCTGCCATATCCAATGTCGGCTGAATGAACAATATCGGCGATGGGTCTTGATGGATAAAATACGCCAGAATATTATTCAAAATCTCTGTTTTACCAACCTGAGCCGAGGTCATAAATACCACCTCCGCCACAGCAGGCTCATTAAGCGCATCCATCATTCCGCGCTGATACGGTGCTCTATCCGTTATCCACTTTCCGGGTTCTGCACTTGCTTCCGGGCTTAGTTTTCGATGTTCGTCTGCCCACTGGCTTACTGTCAGTTCCGGCGGAGGCGAGAAGTGGCTCGTTACCTTGCTCATCAACTGTTGTAATCTCGTTGTTGTCATATTTACCTAGTTCCGCCAGTGCTTCATAAATGGTGCGTTTTAGGAATCGCTCAATCTCCTGTGGTTCGTTAAGTGCTGCAATTTGATGAGCAGATTTACTCGGAATTGTTAGCAGGCGTGACCTGCAAGATGTCACCATCGTTGCCCATGAGGATTCCACCTGCTCAATTTGTAAGAGATTGCCTTTTAGCGTACCAACTTCCAGCTCGGTTTTATCCGCCTGTGCTTTAAGCAATCTCGCACGCTCGGTATAAGTATCCTGCGGTGCAGAATCCTTGCTCATCGCACGTTCCTGCAAATAATGGATATAGCCCTGCACACATGCCACAAGTTCATATTTCCCCTTATTCGCCTTGGGAATAACTCCATCTTTTGCCAGTTGCTGCACCCGCCGCTCTGTCAGATTGAACAATTTTGCAATGGTCGATACCGGATAAGATGGTTGGGTCATGATGTGTTGCTATATTTATTTATGCAGGTGCCTATCATCTCAGGAATAATTGGTACTAAGGCATTTCCAAGAGCTACCAGCCTTTGTTTTCTGGTTAATCCTTCTGTCCAGCTGATAGGAAATCCCATCAACCATTCCACCCAATCAGGGTTGAGTTTTCCGTCTGCGAGGCGTGGAATATCGGGTTCTAATCCCCACCACTGATTTCCTCTTGAGCTACGGAACATGCTAACCGCTTCTTGTGTGAGTATTTGGCTAAAACCTCCAGTTTTCCTGTATCCTTGTAGTCCCTCGCTGTTGGGGTTGGCCAATTCTTCATGCGAGGAGGGTTTATCGTTCCCTCGATCATCTGCTCGGCTTCCTCCACCGTTAATTCTCCTGCATCGACATTCTTGCGAAGCTGTGCAATCTGCCCCTCTGATGCCCATCTTCCCTGAGCTGTGGGAGTTGGCCATATCGTTGTTTTTACCATTGTTTCCAGACAGGGAGAATTTCTCCTGCGTTCCGATGGACAATCCTGATTGGCTCGTGCCGTTGGTGTCGGCCAGAATTTCACATATCTGCCCAGACCCAGACTGCCATTTACTCCGTTCTTGGTGTATTTGCGAATCGTACCGTTTTTGGTCATTTTGTACTGGTCGTTCTTCCCGATTATCCCACCTACACTTGCATCGCTGGCTGTCGGGGTAGGCAATGATCCAGATGCGATCCCTCTGGTGAGGAGCACCAAGGGCGGAAGCTGATATGCAATGCCACTCTGCATTATACCCGATCTGCCATAAATCTTGCAGGACGGTGATAAGTCCATGACTGCGAAGGTTTGCCACGTTTTCGATAATTGCATATTTTGGTCTGATTTCATTTATGAGCCTCAAATATTCCTTCCATAATCCTGATCGCAAACCGCCTATGCCAGCCTTTTTGCCGGCAACCGAAATATCCTGACAGGGAAAGCCACCGCAAATAACATCAACAGAAGATGTAATATCTGCTGCTGATAATTTAGTAACATCCTTAAAGATCGGTACATCAGACCAGTATTTTGAAAGGACTTTATGGCACGATGGTTCAATCTCGCAAAAGGCTACCGTTTCCCATCCTGCACATTCCAAACCCAGCGAAAAACCTCCAATACCTGAAAATAAATCAAGCACCTTCATCAGTATTCACCTGTTCGTTAAATGTTTTTCCATCAGCAGATACTGCTTCTTTTCCAGTAAATTCCTGCCAGCGTTTTACGATCACATCACAATATTTGGGGTCGAGTTCAATCATGCGTGCGGAGCGGTTTAGCTTCTCGCAGGCGATAAGTGTTGAGCCAGAACCGCCGAAGATATCCAGCACTAAATCACGGCTTTTGCTTGAATTTTCAATCGCCCGACACACCATCTCAACTGGTTTCATAGTCGGGTGGAGATCATTCACATTCGGTTTGTTATAATTCCAGATGTCGCTTTGATTTCTATCGCCACACCAGTAATGTTTTCCACCTTCTGCCCAGCCATAAAGGATAGGCTCATACTGGCGTTGATAGTCTGACCGCCCGAGGGTGAAGGTGTTTTTTGACCAGATAATGAAGGTTGACCAATGCCCACCACTATCTGCAAAAGATTTCTGTAACGTGTGCAATTCAGAAGATGACATGCAAATGTAAATCGCACCTTTGCAGACTTGCACCATCTGCGTACATGCATCGGTCAGGAATTTCTCAAAATTATCTCCCAGATTATCATTGAGTATTTTTCTGCCAGCCTTGCTACCTGCTTTTTCTCTTATTTTATCCTTTGCCGAACTACCGTAATTCACGTTATACGGTGGGTCGGTAAAAACCATATCTACCAGAGAGCCATCAAGTAATAACTCAACGGATTCAGCATCTGTACTGTCTGCACATAGCAAGCGGTGTTCTCCCAAAATCCAGACATCACCAGTTTTTGTAACTGCAACTTCCGGCACTTCGGGGATAGCATCATCATCGGTTAATCCTTCTGTTTCATCTAAAAGCAGCTTGTCCAGCTCATCAGGGTCAAAGCCTGTAAGCTCCAAATCAAATCCACTATTTTCTAAATCACCAAGCTCTAACGCCAGCAATTCATCATCCCACTCGGCTTCTTCATGGGTACGATTATCTGCGATGCGATAGGCTTTGACCTGCGCTTCTGTTAGTCCTTCTGCAATATGCACGGGTACTTTTTCAATGCCTAAGTTTTGTGCTGCAAGCAGGCGTGTATGCCCTACAATTATCACGTAATCCTTGTCCACCACGATAGGCTGGCGGAATCCAAACTCCTTAATTGAGGCTGCTACTTTAGATGTTGCTGCTTCATTGTGGCGTGGATTTCGGGCATAGGGAATCACCCGATCAGTGCTGATCAGTTCAACTTTCATATTCGTACCTATTTCGTTTTTTAAGTTTGTGCGTTTCGTTTTCTGTTTTTAGAATCTCTTTATCCTGCAAGGGTTTGCGAGATTTCAAACGAAACGAAATGCGTTTTTATATTCTGTGACTGCGGAAATCCTGCGGCAGCGGCGTACCCGTAGGGGCGACCCCACAGGAGTAACTATTGATTTTTTAAGGCTTTCTCATGCGGTTGAGGTAGAAGCGCAGGTTTGCTGCGAACTCCTTGGCAAAGCGTGTGCGAACAGTGGTCTGCATCACCGCATCGTTCTCTTTCTGTTTAAACAACTGTTTCACACCAGGCCCCCAGAGTTGTTTGATAGGTAGGCGTTTGCTTGTGAGCCTGACAAACACACCCTTCTTGCTCTTACTTCCAGCCTTAAACGGTGCGATAAAACTGTTCTTATAGGTCTTGGTCTTGCCCCAAGCCTTCGCACGTACACCGCTGGCAGTCTGCCGAGCCTTAAATGCAATCAGACGCAGTGGCTTTCCGCTGGCAACGATCACCGCCCAGAGCTGTTTGCGGTTGGCTTTTGTGGTCTTCATACGGCGTTTAACATCACCCTGTCGTGCGTCCATTTGTGGTGCAATATGCTTGGCACTCGCAGTCCTGCTGCTCTCTGCCACACGATTGAGGGTGCGCACCGTTGCTTGTGGTGTGACCTTATGTTCAAGCGTGCTTAATCCTCGCCTCAAACGCTTGAGGTCGTTGCTTACTGTGACGTTGAATGACATGATAACTCGTGATTTTAGGCAATAAAAAAGCCGTGGTTGCCCACAGCTTCTGTTTCGTTCAAGGCTGCGTTGCTCGCAACTCTGCCGATTATGTTTACCAACATAGGGCAAAAATGTTGCAACTGTCTAATAGTTTCTTTTGTAAGCGTTTGTTTGTCATAATAAAAGTAGCTATGTCGGTTTATGACGCATTAAGTTTTACGGCAATCTTCTCAAGGGCAATCACCCATTTGCGCCATGCGGTAGAGCGATTGCAACCCAGTTCCCAGCATATAGGTTTCCATCGTACTTTTGCAGCACGTTTCCAGATAAGTTTCCGCTCATCAATTTCGAGCCAACACATCCAGTCAAAAGTCTGTTCAAGCCGTGAAATAGCATCAGGAGCTGCTCGCAAACGTATTGGCATTTTCTCCATAAACATCTTTTCTCGCTCGCTATAAACCATATCAGGCCAAGCGTTGAAATACCCCTGTTGTTTGACAGGCGGTAGTTTCTTGAGGGTTGATATCGCTTCCTCAAAGTGATCTGCTACTTTGCTTGCTGTCCATTTTTTATCTGTCATGCTGTTCTCCGATTTAATTGCGCGTCCGAGTCCAGCTTCCTAAAAATATATGGGGTTTTGGATACCCCATTATATATATAATAGATAACCAGGAAGCAGGAACGTTTGAAATATAAGGGTTTTTTGCCGTAATCTGTTTTAGGAAGCAGGAACGGAGCATTTTTGAAAAACATGTTGTCTTTCAGGCTGTTACGGTAATTTTCTGCCTTTTTGAACTCGGAATTCCTGATCAGGAACGTAGGAATTAGGAATGGCGTATTTTTGCTAAAACCGTTGATATGCAGGAGTTTGAAGCATTTTTGGCGATTTTCTCCGTTCCTAGGAATTGATTTCAGGAAGACAAGCAAAAAAGCCTTATGAATCAACGTTACTGGTAGGAACGGAGATTTCAGGAAGCAGGAATGACGGAGGCAATTACTGGTCATATTTTACCTCCTCAGCACCATATTTAAACTCGCCAACTCCTTCTGCAAATGGGCCACTTGGTGTATCTAGCCATTTTTCTTCTTTTGAACCGTCAGCTCTGCCTTTGATAAGATATTTGTCGTTGAGCAATTCTTGCGTGACTTTTTCCAAACGATCTCTGCCCACATTATGGAAGATAATTGGTAGGCGATTGCGTTGTTTAAATACACCTGTACCACCTGTATGTGTGAACGGATGCCCATTGCGAGCAGATTGTGCAACAGCAAGAATAAGGCTGTTTTTTAGCTCATCATTTGAGATTTTTACGTTCTTCAAACGGTCAGTTATATCAGCAAGAAGTCCTGTGGATTGACGCATATATGTACGGATTGTGCGGTCGGCAGGGCTGTTGGATTTTACAATTGCACCTTGATATATCATGTTGCGTTCGAACTGTTTTGAGAGTGCTTTAAACACCATATTTTGATGATCAGAAGATGCTGGCCACATTGCATAGGCTGTGCGAACACCATCTACCAAAGCACTAGTGCCACGGATTGCATCACGAGCCTGTTCAGCAGTTGTGATAGGTTTTCCACCTGCGGGTTTTCGCATGTGATGGGCGATTATTAATGCCGCTTCTGTCTTGGTGGCAAGGCTTGCAAGCAATCCTGTCGTGAAGCTACCAGCAGCAGGATCGGCATTGACATCAGCGTGGATAAATGACGATAGCGGATCAAATACAATCAGGCGTAAATCTTTTATCTCCAGTAGTTGTTTCTCAATTTCGTAGAATTGCTTTGTGGCTTCTGGCCCTGATTTTGTAACATTGACCAGCGGAAATGCACCACCTGCATTTGGCAATGGAATGATGATTAATTTGTCAGCATGGTTGAGGTAGTTTTGCTGTGGATCAAGCCTTTCAAGTCGGCGATGGACTTCACCTTTATCATCTTCTGCGGTGAAGATTACTGCTGTGCCAAATTGCTGAACTCTATTGCCAAAACAAATAGGTGCAATATTTGTGCTGACTTCTGGTGCTGTTCCTGTAGCGATTTGCAGAGCAAGATGCAGCGTCAACATGCCTTTGCCAGTATCACCCATAGCAGCTAGAATTGACACGACTCCCATCGGGAATGTGCTGTCGACAAGGAATTTCTGAATAGGTGCAGAGCCAGAATAAGCAGTGGCTTTCCAGTCTAATAGAGATAATGCTCCGCTTTTATAACTGGTTGCAGTTTGCAGAAAACTAACGATATCAATGCGATCATTCACCGCATCTGCAGCATCATATTTTTCTGCCCAATTATCTGGTGGTGTCAGGATTGAAATTGAGGCAGCAATATCTGATAAATGCTGGGCTGCATTCTTTGCATATTCCTTGCCAGCGATATCATTATCAGGCCAGATGATGATTTTCTTATCTGCCAGTGGCGACCAGTCTGTTTTATCAAGTGGCGCTTTTGCTCCATTCATCGCTGTGGTTGCTGGGATTCCTTGTGCGATAAGACTATCAGCACATTTTTCACCTTCAACAAGCACGACTGAATCCGCATCTTTTATTCCAACCTGATTATAAAGTGGTCGGGTATCGGGAGATTTTTGCTTGCGAGATTTAACATCCCAAGGGCGGAATTGCTTGCCTGTGGGCGTGTCATAGCGATAAACACATGCTAGTAAATTGCCATCACTATCGGTATAATCCCATTTTGCAGTATGTTTTCCAAGCTCATCTACGGGTGCAGATGTCGGAGCTTTTCTGCTAATCGGAGCATGTCCTAACCAGCTTTGAATATCGCTAATCAGTGCAGGGAAATTACTGCTGGTATCAAAGCCTTTAACTTTTGCCCAAAGATCAAAGATATCACCACCATCACCTGTTGCAAAATCATGCCACATACCAGCTTTTTTGCCATGCAAGTCAACGATCATACTACCGCCAGCATTACCGTTAATATCACCAATAACAAACTGATTATGGCGAATTTTACCAGCAGGCAAGAGTGAGTGCAGTACAGACTCCAGCCGACCTAGTAGCTGATTTCTTATATCTTCTGTGGAAGTATTTTCATGCTGTTTTGCTTGCTGATCTGTTGCATCATTAAAGTCATTCCATTTCATCTTTGCCCCCAACAATAATCTTGCCATGAGCAGAATTTGCACTCATAAAATGTTGGATCAGTAGTAATGCGAGGCAAGACCTCTCCTGCATCAGATGCTTGTAGCACTTGCACGCCTCTGTCACTCATGCTTTGAGCGATCTTGCCATCAAAGGGGATTAACTCAAAATATAGCTCGGCTGTATCCTTATTAATGGCAGTAAAAAGTGCAGGATTCTGTGATATGCCAGCAACGCTACCCTCCATATACGCCTGATAGGTCGCAATTTGCGCTGCATAAACTGGCTTTGAGATTGCCAAGCCCTTTTTAACCGTGTCTTTCCACGACTTGTTATTGAGGGATTTACACTCCCACAGCATCGGGAATTTCCAGTTAAACTGCGGTGGAGCAACGTTGATAATTCCGTCAACATGACCTTTAATTTTACCACCAGCGACAGAAAACCCAAACTGCCCACCGTCCTCTTTCTCAGTATAAAGCTCAAATTTTGCATCTCGCAGCCATTTGATTGCCAAGTCCTCAAACACATGACCAGCTTCAAATATCCGTAGTAACTTACCGTTAAATTCTCGCCCTTCATCTTTTGGAGTGTGGAGATATTCATACTGCAAAGCACGGATACAACTTACCCCAAGGCGAGAGCCACCAAGATAGTTGCGGCTTTCCTGCAAGGCTTGTTTCTGCTCAATTGATGTATCAATCATCTCGCTAATTTGCTCCGATAATGTAGGTCTATGGTTATAATCTAACATTAAAATGGTATCTCCTCAGAGCCTTCTCGCATGGCATCTTCATAAGCTGTTACGACAACTTCAATGATGGTTAGGGCTTCCTCTTTTGAGAGTGAGCCGAAAGTTCTGGCAAAGCCTAATTCCTCGACATATTCACCAAAATATTTTAGGCAGCCTTCCATGCATTTTAGTTCAAAATCAGTTGGATCAATCATGCTGCGCACCTCACACATTTCTGGATTCTACCTTTGTTAAAATGAAAGGTAATTTGGGCCGCAGCTTGATAACGAGTCATGCCAAAATCATTACGAAACTCTGGTGGCAGCATTTGCAGTTGCTTTGCAGTGGCGGATTTACTATGCCAACTACGAGTTTTATGAGCTGTTTCATCAGTTTCATTATCGTTGAGCCAGTCATTGGCAGCGGCTAGACAAACCAGTCTTTCGCCAACAGATAATAGATGTACAGATCGAGTTTTTAGACCGCCAACCGCATGCCACTGACCTTGCAGATAAAATATTCCACTCCAAGCGTTGAAGCCTGTTGCAAGCAAAGAGGACTCATCACCAAACAGGTCGCACCAGCGGAAGGATGAGCGTTTGAGTAGGTCAATTTCTGACATTACAAACTCGCCGAGTTCAGAACCCTCCTGTTCCTGTGGTACTTTTTCCCAGACATATCCGCACAGTGAGCATTCTTGCGTGGCGATCGGAACTTCCGCTCCGCATTCGGGGCAATCTTTCGTTGGAGCTTCTCCGTCAGATTCAACTCCAATAAGATTTATATCCTGCTCCAATGAGCCATGCATCAGGCTTGCAGTGCCAAAATCCAGCACGATACAATCCGTTTTTACAATGCCAGGGAAAAGCTCTGGATCAACTGTGCGAAGCCCACGCCCAACCATCTGAATCATGGTGGATTTATAGGAACTAGGACGCAGTAATATAACGCATGATGTCGGCTGATAATCCCAGCCCTCAGTGAGAACTGCGACATTAACAATCACCTGTGCATCACCTTGTTCATAAGCATAAAGCGCAGCTTCACGCTCTTTTCTGCTCAGCTCACCATGGACTATAACAGCTGCAATTCCAGCCTGATTAAAAGCATCCGTAACATTTTGTGCATGGTCAATCGTGGAGCAGAAAACTACAGTTTTTCTTTTCCCCGCCTTATCTTTCCAGTGCTTGATAACAGCATCAGTGATAGGATTCTGATTCATAATCGCATCAACATCCGCCATATCAAAATCGCCAGCGGTACGCTTAACATTCAGCAGAGCATCTTTTGCACCAACATCAATTACGAAAGTGCGAGGCGATACTAGATGCCCCGATAAAATCAGCTCTCCGATACAAATTTGATCGCCAACATTATTGAATATCGGACGCAATCCCCTGCGGTCGCCACGGTTGGGAGTTGCCGTCACACCAATTAATTGCAGGTCAGGATTGAGGTCGTAAGCATGATCAATAATCCGCCGATAACTATCAGCACGGGCATGATGTGCCTCATCAATCACCAGCACATCAAGCTGTGGCATGGCTGCAATATTCTGCTCTCGAGATAGCGTCTGCACCATTGCAAATGTAGTTTGCCCATGCCAATTCTTATCCTTTGCATCAACAATAGAGGTGCTGATACTCGGATTAATCTTGCAGAATTTACTCTCATTTTGCGAAGTTAGCTCGTCACGATGAGCCAAAACGCAAGCCTTAGCGTCATTTTTGCCAAGCAACTCACCAATTAAGCCCGAGAGCATAATAGTTTTGCCAGCACCTGTTGGAGCAACCCCAAGCGTGTTGTTATGCTTGCCGAGAGCCGCAATACAGCGCTCGACAAACTGTTTTTGTCGTGGTCGTAAAATCATATCTGCCTCCAAATATTACTGCGCCCAACTAGGACGATTTGGGTTGGAAGCAGGTTGAGCAGCAGGATTTTGTGGTGGTTGCTGATGATTTACAGCAGGTGCAGCTTGCCCTATAATCGCAGCGTAATCCTTATGATCAGGCGTTATTGCCAGCTTGATTTCATTTTTAGGATTGCCATGGACATCTTTGCCGACATCAATTTTTGCTACAAATTCAATACCGTCTAAATCCGCAAAACTATTGATACGCCTTGCTGACAGAGCCTTATCTGAATTATCCTTAGCTGATAATCCACGAGCAGAATTGAGGATACCCTTCACAAAAGATCTACCCATATTCGTCCAATCCGCCCCTTTTGGGCTATGTAGACCAATCAAACTCCAAATTTTACGCTTGGCATATTTTCCGTCTAGCACCACGAATTCCGCATTCAGATACACCGCACCAGTGTCACCGCATGTGGCGTATCCACCAGTCCAGCCCTGTGCAGGGTCGTCATATCCACCAGGCTTGATAGTCATGCGCACCTTGGCAAGCGTGCCTTTTGGGATTATGTCATATTCTTGTTGTTCATCTGCATTGTTGTAATCGTTCCAATTAGTCATTAGTTTTCTCCTGAATTTGAGTTGTGTATGTAAGTCTTTCTGAAGCTGGTTTTGCGGTGGATTTTATCTTCTCCATCAACCGCCCGAGATGCGGTTCTTCCATCATCTCCAAACGTCCAGATCTATCTTTTGCGGGGTAGCCTTGTGGGTTGAGAGTGTGATTGATAAAGGCTCGAAAACTTCCATCTTCGCCCTCAATCTCACACATGGTAACCACCTGATCGACAATACCTGGTAGCTCTAAACCAGTTTTTGAACCCTCAATTTGCGGTACAAATATCTTGCGATTAAAATCATCGATTTTTTCGTCCAAGATTCCCACAAACCAGATGTTTTTGTCTCTGGTATGTTGAAGGTGCGTCAGCCAGCCGATCATCTCCTGACCTTGCAAACCGTAAGCTCCACGAGTATCAGGTTTGCCAGTTTTCTCGGAAAATGCTTGTGGTTGACCTTTGCACAAGCCAAAACACAAACGACCTGCAACAGTTATGGAATCGATAAAGATGGTTTGATATTTATCTAAACCAGATGGATCACCGAACTTTTCACAAACAGCATCAAAATGTGCCTGTGAATATGGCTGATCATCTCGTAGCGCAGGATTTGCACCACCGATAAACACCGCAAAATCACGACATTCCTGCCAAGTTTTTGGGCGGATAGTATCGCCAGCCCAATCCTCAACAGCTAAATCACCAGCTTCAAGATCAAAAAATAGCGTAGTTTTAGGATCGAGAGTCCATAGCAGCGAGGTTTTGCCGATACCAGATTTACCGAAGATGCAGCCCTTAATACCACAATTCTCTGCCAGCCTCTCATCTGCTGAAATAATTGGAAGTTTGCTCATGCTACACCTCCATCACCAATAGTGATTTTGATAGTCGGAAGGCTGGTTTTAAACGTGCGAGCAGGCTCAAAGATTTTGCGAATATGCTCTGGCCATGCAGAATATTTACGCTCCGCAATTTTGTAAGCCACATCCACATACTCGGAAACTTCATCACCATTACTAGCGATATCCTGCGTAATCTCCGCTAGCTTTTTCTGATTCCATTCAATGCGTTTTGATACGGTAGAGCTAATTTTATAGCCCTCATCCATAACATGAACAGTGCCAGATTCCTTACCAGCATCACGCCGAGCAACCGCAACTGCATCCTCATATTTGATACGAATAGCACCATCAATCCACTGCTTGAGCTTTTTAGCGTCAGCCAATGTTTCATCAGCTTCCGCCTGCAAAGCAACCAGCTCATTGATAGGAAGTGCCGCAATTTCACCAATAGGAATCTGCGGAATATTCTGTAAATTTACCTGTTCCATATCACACCTCCCTTTGTATTTGAGTTTCAGGGAGGGAAGATGCTGTCTTTTCAGATTTGTTAAGGAAGCTGCTTTCATTCTCAAAAGTTTTGATTGCATCTTCTGTGTAACGGACACGCCCACCGATTTTCAGGTATGCTGGCCCCATATCAAGCCACCGCCATCTTTGCAGTGTCCTGTGAGAAATGCTCCACCGTCTGGCAAGAGCTTTTTCAGATAAGTAAACTGGTTGTTCCATATTTAGCCTCGTTGTTATCTAGGTTTCTTGCGAGCAACCACTGCATCGCAATATTTCCTTATTTTACGGGCTGTTACGAATAACTATATGGACAGACGGAAAGTTTGTTGTGACATTTTGCAATAAAAAAGCCCCGGATTTCCGAGGCTTCATTTGTTACTTGTGACATCTAAGATATTGCTTGTGACATATGGTCAATTATCCCCTAAGTCAGATGCCGACATTACTTCTATTAGGTTGGAATTTAGACGATATCCTTTTCCTTGAAGATTTTCTATAAAGCCATCCGTATCAAATACAATGCCTTGATCTGCTCCTAATCTTTGCGATAGTTCATTTCTGAATCGCCGAATAGTTTGCCGGAGAGTTGTGTCATCTATTTGAAGGGTAGATGCTAATGTTCCAGAATAAATGCAGGCAATATCATCAGAATCACTCTTTTTACCTTCTCTAAAATTATTTATTAGAGCTTCTACCAGCTTATAATTAGCCCCTTTAACTTCATAGTTACCTTTAAACAGTAGTCGTTTATTTGTGCTATCAAAATAAAAACGGCAAGGCTGCTTATCAAGATTATCTAAAAATCCTTTCATCTGATTTTCAGTATCTGCAGTTTGAAAATCAATGGTTTCAGATCTATTGAAAAGTACAGATAATAAAGAAGTTGAGGGCAATGTTCCGTCAACCACTCGTTCTTTATGTTCTTCAAGCCCTTGCTCCATCACATTCATTACATCATCAGAGTGTCGTTTATAAAGATCAAAAATTTTATCCTCCGCCTCTGCTGATGTTAAATCTGGAAATTCTGCCAAAGCAGAAGCTATTTGTGGATGGTCGGTTACAAATCGTTCTTTTGTGAGGTTTTTGAAATCTCTAGCAAATTTAACATAATTGGCTGCCATATTAATTTCGCCTTTCTCATTACGATAACCAGTAAGTAAGTCAATGTTGTATTTATCTGCTGAGTCATGCTCAGCAAGATTTGCCGCCAAGATACCAAACCTTCTATCAATGCACTGTGAGCATACCCCGCAATGATTTTTTGTTTTTGTCCACGTTCTTGGTCTTGTGCAACTGTTTGTTTCTTCAAGCAAATCATGACAGTCATATTTTGCGATTTTTTGTGTTACTTCTGACTTTGTCAGCCATTGATACGGATGTTTAACATTGATCTCTTTGTCAAAAACCGTAGAGAAAATCCTTATAAACCCATTTATAACTTTGGGGTGAGTTGTTCTTGTTGCCCTGCTGCCCAAGACATCTTTTGTAATTGGAAGATTTAAGCTAACAGTTCCATTCTCATAGAATGAAAATTCATCTTTGCCGTATAGTTTAGCAATAGTCATTCCTAAACATGCAAATAAGAACGACCTTGTTCGTTGTGTATATTCTGGTGCTGTAGCATTAAAATTATGTACCTTTATCGATATATATTGGAGCTGTTTTTCATATCCTTTGTCCTTCAGGCCATCAATTAAGGTTTTTTGTACATTTTTTACTTTATTAGCAGAGTGATGACCAACAAGCGCTACTTTACGTTTTCTATCAACAATGCTTTCAACTGCACCTGCAAATGAATCAACGCCACCAGAAAACAGAGCAACTTCATCTGGTGTCGATGGATCATCAGAAAATTCAAAATAAGGTGTAGCCTGTGTTACAGGGTTTTCTGCTTGCACAAATTTAAAGCTATATGGTTCTCCTGCAAGAAACCCCAGTGTTTCTTCTAAATTTTCACGTAACTCAGCAGAACTCCAAAGCTTAAGATTACGCACTGGAATTATAAAATTCATCAGCCTGCGCCAGTCTTTACCATAGTCTGTAAGAAATTCAGACCCTCGGCGTATTTGCTGATCGGCACAATAAACATAAGCTGCAATTTCAAGCATATCAAATACAGCATCAGGAATATTTTTGAGAACTGCTTCTGATATGGACTCAATTTTTAGCTCTACACTTTTATTATCACCCTGAACATCAAGCCTGATGATGCTATCATTTGGCATTTGTTTAGGGGTGTCAACACCACCACAGAGTATATTAATTTCGTTCATTTGCTTCATTCCTGAATTTAAATTCTTTTCTCATTTTATCGATAGCAACATGTGCAAAACCATTAACATCTTTTTGGGTTAATGTTTTTTTCTGATTATACAGTGCATTTGCATTCCAATCTCTAGCAAAGGTTCGCATGATAAATGATGCCTCTTTACAATGTCGATCAAGGCTCTGGTCAAATAAAGTCATGTCTGGAATAGAATGTGAGAATCCATTATTTCCCAAATGGTTTGGCAACTCTCTATCTATGTAATATTGGATATTGTTTTTAGCTAATGTGGCAAAGAAGTTTTGAGCTAAGTCGCCAAATCCTTCGGCTGTTGCAGATTCTTCAAGCTGACGATGAACTGCGCTTTTAGGCTCTTTTAGAAAATCCATCTGCAGTGGTGGAACAGTCTTTTGCAGCAGGGTATTCAGTGCCGCAATACCAGCCTGTTTTGCTATATCACTCAGGTCAGTAATATTCTTTGAACCATCTCTTTGTGTATTTTCTATTGCCCCATCAAATCCAACGATAATATCCGTTCTTGTTGGGTTATCGGGTACTTGTATACCAAGTTTTGCTAATGCTTCTGAAATATTATCCTGTTTTGCAGCTTGGGGTATCTGGCAAAGTAAATGAAGTGCTTTCTGAAAAGCGGGGTCATTTGTAGCAACTGCAAAGCTTTTATCACATGCTTCAGCAATACGATCTGCCAGCTCAGCGACAGATATATTTCCATCAGCTAAATACTGAACAATCTCCTTCCACTTCTTTGAAGCAGGTAATTTTCCAAGTCGTACATGTCCCATGTAATTGTATCACTTTATTTCGGCTAACCTTCCTATCAGAGTTTAGCATAATTCTTTTCTCATAATTTCTCATAAGCACCCAGATTATATAAGCTATATCATAAAACATCAATTTTCTAGTAATAGTTGAACAAAGCACGACAAATAATCTAAAAACCAAACATCTCCTTCTGCTCTTGCCAAAGATGTGGGATTGGTTTTGTCATAAAATCTTGAAGTTTTAGGCTTCGTGGTTGTTTGCCGTCTAAAATGGTGGTGATAATATCTGGGGCGACATAATTCAGGCGGAGGATTTTGCTGAAATATGAGATAGCTACATTTTCTTTATCAGCGAGATGAGCGAGTGTTAGGCGATTATCTTTTTTGAGCATTTGCTGCCATTTATGGGCTTTGGCAAAGGCTTTGATGAGTTTCTGGTCATGGTTGGTTTTGCTGCTTTGTGGGGCATTTGTTGGCAGAATAACCATGGCTGCACCGCCTCGCTTTTTCACCTGCATCGGGATAAATATACTGATAGTTTCATTATCGATTTGTCTATATTGTGCCTGCATTTACGCTGCCTCCAGTTCCTGTTTTAGTGAGTGAATTCCGTTTGAATATATGCTGATATCCATGCCTTCAGGCGTGATTGTCACATTCTTAATCAGCAGATGAATAATGCGGGCTTGTTCGGCTGGGAATAATTCTTCCCAGACTTTATCGATGTTTTTCAGGCTGGAAATAACTTGATTATCTAGTAGATCTCCTGCGGTTTGTGCAATTGTTCTGGCGATGATTTCTGGGCTAGTGAGGAGTTTTAACACCTGCATTATCACCGCATCTTCTGCCTCTGACGCTGATATTGTACCGACAGGGCAATTCTCATTCACGCCACGTTGTTTGCTGGAACAGACATAATAACGATAACGTTTGCCCTTTTTATTAGTGTAAGTCGGCGTCATCAACGTTCCGCAGCAACCGCAGGAGAAAATTCCTTTTAATAGCGGTGGCTTTGTCACTCGAGATGATGGCAAAATAATCTGCGTTTTTCGCTTAAAAACCTCTTGCACCTTATCCCACATATCTAGCTGGATAATTGCCTCATGCTCGCCATCATAAATATTATCTTTGTGCGATATTTTTCCTGCATAAATCGGGTTTTTAAGTATTCGGCGGATTGCTTTTTTCGTGAATTTTCCGCCCTTATGCAGCTTGCCAGCTTCTGAAATCCATGTTTTAGTTGTCCGCCCCAGCTCATTCATATCTCGAGCTACTTCTGTAGGAGATTCCACTTCCAAAAATCGCTGATAAATAATGCGAACTAGCTTTGCTTCCTCCTCATTGATATGCAGTTTTCTATCTTTTGGATCATAGCCAAGTGGAGGATTTCCGCCCATCCAAATACCCAACTTGCACGATGCCTCAAATTTATCCCTGATACGCTCTGAGGTGAGCTCACGCTCATATTGAGCAAAACTTAGCAGGACATTTAGCATCAACCTGCCCATGGAATCCGAGGTGTTGAAGGATTGTGTGACCGCTACAAAACTGCAATTATGCTCGTCTAGCAGTTTAATGATTTCTGAAAAATCCAGCAATGAGCGGGTTAGGCGGTCGATTTTATAAACCACAATGCAGTCTATTTTCCCATCCCGAATATCTTGGAACAATGCCTGCAATGCTGGTCGTTCAAGATTGCCGCCAGTAAATCCACCGTCATTATATTGTGTCGGCAGGCACTCCCAACCTTCTTGTGATTGGCTTGCGATATAGTTTTCGCCTGACATGCGTTGGGCATCAAGCGAGTTAAATTCTTGCTCCAACCCTTCCTCATGAGATTTTCTGGTGTAAATTGCACAGCGTGTTTTAGGTTTGTCCATTTATGACCTCACTTTAAAAAATGCTAATCCATTCCAGCGTGTGCCTGTGATTTTGCGTGCGATGGCTGACAGGCTTCTGAATTTCTGTCCGCCATATTCAAACCCATCACGCAGCACCTCCACTTGATGCATCATACCGCCATGCTCTCGGCAAATCTTCGTGCCAGGCATGAGGTCGCTATGTTTGCCACCTGCAACTGCTGTTTTACCTTTGGAAATTGAATCCAACTTTGTTCTATATTCCTCTGGCAACCCACCAATCGCCAGCTCTTGTAGGCGATAAGCTATCTTCGGTTGGAGCTGATTTTTGCTAGCATTATGGTTGCACTTATCATCGAAGAGGCTGTTATAAATCTCTCGCATCTCCGCTGATGTTTTGTGTTCTAAATCAAGCACTTGCCTGATAATTGTCTTGCTCATTTTACGCCTCCATTAGGTTCAATTTCGGTTAGAGCATGAACGCTTGGATGGGCGTTGAAGTCCAGTAAAATATCTCTATTTCCACTTGTTTCTCTGATAGTTAGTCGCCTTATGGCGGTGGCTAGCAGACATGCAACTTCATCAATTCTATCTTCTGTGATTATTTGTGTGTTTTGCACCTGCGACCGCCTTCAAAATAGTGTGAGAACTTTTCTATTTTTGAAGGATATAGGACGTGCAGAAAGTTACCAGATGACACAAATACGCAAGTTTACCTTTGTGAACGCACTCTTTTATGTTTGCTATAAATCACGGATAGGCATTTTTAGAGATTCGAACCAATCAGCGTAAAGCGTTGATAGATATAGCCTCTACCTAAAAGCAAAAAGAGAGATTGGAACGGAGAAAGGGAGAGAAAACAGATCAGAATGCTGTTTTCAGCGGAAGATGCACCACAAGAAAAGAGTGATTAAAATCAAACGCAACACTCGCAAAACCTTACAGATACTGGGCTTTTGAGGATAATATAAAATATAGAAATTACCACAGAGAGTGGGTTTTTAGTAAGAAAATGGCGGAGAGAGAGGGATTCGAACCCTCGATAGAGTTACCCCTATACACCCTTAGCAGGGGCGCGCTTTCAGCCACTCAGCCACCTCTCCGTAATCGACAAGACTAACTTAGGCTAATCTCTATATAAAAAGCTAGGTACAAACCTAGTGGGCCGCAATGTAAGTCTACATTAAGGATTTTGCAAGCTCTATTTTTACTTACTAAGTTTAAATTCTATATTTGATATAATTTCGCTACCATACCCAAGAGTGACCTCATGTTTTTTAGGTGCTTTAAATCCAAGACGAGCAATTTGCTCTGGCGAAACTTGGATAATATATTCCCCTGGACGCACGAACTCAAATAGATAAAAGCCATCATATTCAGTTCTGACTTCAGAAACAACTTTACCAGTAAGTCGATTAACTAGTTCCATTTGCACATTTGATGCAGCTTTTGATTCGTCACCAAGCACTCTAAAGACTGTTCCGTCAATTTCTCCTGTAGCCACCAATGGGAAATCCAGTTCTATCACTGAACCCGCATGAGGGATTATCTCAACACCTTCATTTACGGGAATAAGATATGGATCATCTAACGATGATTTATCTAGCCATATTGATGTTGGAGTATCAACAGTAAGCCCTGCCGAGAAAAGAGCACCATTTTTATCACTAAGCGAACGTAAAGCAGCATTATTAGCTCTTACCTTAGCATTTTCCATAGGGCTATCGCCATCACCAAATACTCCATCACCATCATTATCTATAAATATATTTGCGGAAACTATTCCAGAATTAGAAATATTATTAGCAAATGTCTTAAAATTGCTTGTTTTTGGGTCATAACCTATCCCAAGCGAGATTGAGAGCCCAACAGTAACCTCTCCGCTATCGTCATATACGCTATTTAGACCTAGCCTATAATTTTCCATAAGTCGGTTAAGATTCATACTATATGTAGTACTATTATTAATCAGAGAATGGCTAACACCTCCACGCAGGCGGAAGTCCTGTCTGACAGAATAGTCACCTGTTAACATGATATTGTCAATATCACTTTTGGGGAATATACTATAGCTTATATCACTTCTAAGCGAGAATTTACGCGATGTATAATTAAGAAGCATATTGCCTTTGAAAACGTCATCACCATAACCGCTTGCCATAATATAGCTTAGATTATTTGATATATTATAGCCTTGCATAAAGGCTGATAGCCTATTTTCTATAGTTGTTTCTGTCAGTCCA